ACATGTCCGCTCGCACGCACACTCTGTTCGAGCATGCGGCAACGGATTTCCAGCACGTCGCGGCCGACGACATCACCCTGTGATGCGTCGGCCGCGGTGTTCTCGTGCAACGGGTCCTGCGTGTCGGTGATCACGCGGTTACGCGTTCACCAACCACTGCAGCGCGGACGGCTTGAAACTCACCGGCGCCAACGCCGTGGCGGCCTGCGTGAACTGTGTTTCGCCGTTCACGACGAGCGCACTGTTCCAGCCGACGAGCGTGAACGTTTTGCCGCCCTGCGTCAGACCACGCATGATCACACCGATCGGCGCCGCACTCGCGATGCTGTTGCCCAACGGCAGGACATCGTTCGCGTACTCACTGGCCGGCACACCGGCCGCGAGGTAGAACGTTTCCGGTTTGATCGCATCGAGATTGCACGACAACGTGGCCGCCACGCTACCCGAGCGATACCCGAGGGACACGCGGCGCGTTTCGCTGCGCTGCGTCTCCACCGTGCCGGAGAGCGCGAACGTGACACCACCCTGCGCAATGCCGAGCTCACTCGGCGTTTGCACGACCACGGCCACCCCGGAGGCATGGGCGCGTAGCACCTGGGTGCGCAGCTGCACGTTGAGCGTGGCAATGCCGTGCACGATGTGCAGTTCCGCATTGTCACCCGCGCCAACGCGAATGATCGAACCGGCGACGATGCCGGTGGCCGACGTCACGGGAATCTGATACGCACCGGCTGCGACAATGGCCGTCGTCGTCGTCGCGGTCCCAGAATCGACCAACGTCTGGACGTTCTGGATCTCCGACGGGATATCGGCCTTGCTGCCCGCAAACGTCTGAACGACTGATGCCGGGGTGAACGCACCCGCGGAGAAGTCGATCGCGCCACCGCTCGCGAGCGTGCGGCACGGCACCGTCGTCAGCTGCCCGCGCGCGATCTGAATGGACATCGCCGTCGGATCAAACGTGACGTTCCAGAGATCGATCTTCACGTGCGATCCATCATTCATTGTGCCGGTGGCCACGACAATGCAGTTCTGCAGCGTGCCAAACAGCGCACCATCGGTCGTGAACATGCGCGGGCCTGCGGTGCCGGTCTGTTGCGCGGCGGTACCGGAGCCAATCACATTGGCACGCGGAATGCCGAGCGCCATCGCCACCGCATCGGTGGTCACGAACGGCCAGCGCCACGACGCGCCGAGATCGACGTAGCCGGTGAGCACACCGAACGCGAGACGCGACACCGCGCTGAAGATGTCCGTTGTTTCGCCGGCGTAGCGAATACGAAAGCCATCCGCTTCCGGCACGCCGAGATTCAGCGCTTCCTGTTCGACCACCGCTTCACCGCTCGCATGCGCGTACTGCAGCGGTTTCACCGCAGTAACCACGCTGCCCGCCACCGAATCCACGCGCACCAACTCGAGGGTTTCACCGGACCCCACGCGAATGTCCTTGCCCGACGTGATGCCGGTAGGACTCGTGACGGTGAACGTCGCGGCACCCTTCGCGGCGGTGACACTCAGCGTCGTGGACGCGGGTGCGGAGGCCTTGTCGAGAAACACATACAGCGCCGTGAGCACGTTGAACTTCTTGTCAAGCAGTCCCATGAGATGACTCCTTAGCCGGGAATGAGGAACGACACCAACAGGTCCGCACGCCATTCGGCCGTGTCAGACATCACCGGATCGGCCGTAGGCCACTGCCGCACCGGGGGCACATCGGGATCGCGCGACACTTCCAAGCCGCGCAGCGCAAACGCGGGCGTGGTGAGCGCCTGCAACACCCCCTGCATCGCGCTATTCGCGACCGCACGCGACGGCGAAAAACACGCGAACTGCATCGCGAGTCGCGCCACGCGATGATAGAGCGGCACAAAGGTTGCCGGCAGGTAGCAAATGACCGGCAGCGTCGTTTCCACTTTGAGCGTGTCCCACGGAATCACGATGTCGGTGGTGCGCGCGAACAACGTGCGCAGATCCGCATCCGCATCGAGAATCGCAACCGACGCTTCCAACACGGGCTGCACCGGATCGACAATCGTCATGGCAGGAGCCCCGGCGCTGGGGTCACTTGCACGCGATCGCCTGGCAACAACGCTTGCCGCATTTCAATGCCGAGTGCTTTCTCCACGCGTGCGAGCGCCGGCCGCATGAACGGACGCGGCGCAATGCGACCGGTGCCGAGTTCCAACCACGCGCCGTAAATCACCGTGACACCCATCGCGCGCATCAGCGGACCGATCTTTTCCGCAAAGCCACTGCGCGCCAAGTTCGCCGTATCGGGTGCCGGTGAATCACCGGGTGATGACGCGCGGTGCAGTTTGCGCGCGAAGTTCACCGCAATGCCGTCGATATTCCCCTGCTTGTTCGCGCGCCGCGCCTCCGCCGTGAGCCGACGATTGAACGCTTTGCGAGTCGCCGGATCACCGCCCGCCGATTCCCGGCGCGAGGCATAGTAGCGACCACGACCCGGCATGCTCAGTTGCTGCACCACCGCGCGCAGAAAGGTCGCGCTGACGGTGTTGAGGCCTTGCTCCGCTTTCGCGTGCACCGAATCGCGAAACGCGACAAGCGCAGCCGCCGGCGGATTGCCGGACGCCGTGCGCATGCGTCCCGAGAGCCCCGCACTCACAACACCTTCCCGGCGGGTGCGGCCGACACCTCGCACACCGTGGCCGATCCCGCGCCGTCCGGTTGCCCGTGCGTATCACACAGATACGTGTAGCCCACCAGCGGGCCACTCGTGACGGTGATCGCATCGAACGCATTCAGAATCGGCAGCGCGCCTGTACTCGCGAGGGCCGGCAATCGAATGTTGCCAATGTCGCCCGTGCTCACGCCGTAGGGCCGCGCATTCGCGGTTGGTCCGTACTCACGATTGGTGCCCGACTTCGCATGCAGGAACGCAGGGATATCCACCAGCGTCGGATCCACGGCGGGATACGTGCGCGTGATTGTCCCGTCAGTCGCTTTGGTGACGACGGCACGCGAGACGCTCACCGTGGCGCCAAACTCCCGCGCCAGGTCGCGAATCACCGGCGACAACTCCGCCACCAACTCCGACAACAAGGACATCACGAACTCCGGTCAATGCGCACGGTGTCACCCGAGAGCAGGTAGGGCGCCAGTTTGCGCAGCGCCGACGGGCGTAACACGTCATTCGTGCTCGGGGCGCCATCGCGCATCTCGATCTTGATGCCACCGGGCAACGCCAACGATTTGAAGCGCGAGAGCGGATCACGACGTCCGGGATCGTTGGTCTGCGTGAGTAGATCCAACGCATGATCGAACATCGCTTCAATCACCCCGCGCACGATGATCGTCTCCGGCACATAACAGCCGGTGTCCGGATCCTCGAGATACGAGCGCGGATGCTGCAGGCGCTGTGTGAGCGACGCCTTCTGTCCTTGAAACGCTTCCTCTTCAATGCGCGCCGTGGCGGAAATCAGCGCGCGTTTCTTCTTGTCCGCATCGAGCTCCGCCGTCCACACCGTCCCGTGCAACAGCGCGCCGAAATACAGGTCGGCATTTTCCACGGTGTCGTACGCATTTGCGGACTCACCGCCGACCGTCGCATCCAGTTGCACGGGCATGGCAGATCACTCAGTGCGAGCGCGTGGCGCGCGATGGACGTGACGTTGTGGCCGCCGGTGATGGCGTCTCCGCAACGTCAGGCGTCGGCGTGTCGCTGACCGGCGTTTCCATCACCGGCGCATCAGCAGCTGGCGTATCGAGCACGAGCTCCGGTGCGCTGATCGTCGGCGTCTCCGCAACGTCAGGAGTCGGCGTGATGGTGACGAGCTCGCTGGGATTCGGCGCGTCTGGTACCGCAGCCGCCGGCGCCAGTTCGTGCTCGAGCAATCCGCCCTGTTCGCGATACATCCGTTCATCGTCCGCGTTGATCGTGACCACGCGGCCAAACTTTGGCACAAACATCTGCAGTGTGTTCATGACGCCGGCACTCCAAGTGAAAGAAAAAAGCAATGGGAGACAGCGATCTTCGCTGCCCCCCGCCGCTGCGCTGACTGCGATGCAGCCCCGACCCGGAAGTGTCGCGCAACGACGAGGAGCAGCGAACGCCGGAGTTACGCCGCGGAGTAGAACCGCGTGGCCATCTGCTCATCGAGCACGGTGCCACCGTACAGCACGTCCACCGCGCACATCACTTCGGAATCGTCGCCGTTGTAGTACAGGCGCGTGCGCAGTGCGAGACCCGCTTCGTCGCTGTACGCCACACCGATCTTGGCGCCGAGTTCGGCACCGAGACGCGACAGCGGCGCCGTGGCCAGCGCGGCGAAGTTGCGATGGAAGGCGCTGTTCATGCTGCGCTGTCCCGCCAACTTGTGGAACGTCACCACTTCTGATCCGACCGTCGCGATCTGCAGCTCGGGGAAGATGTTGAGTGGCACCGTACCCGTGGTGGCCGTCGCGTTCGCCGTCACCGTGTAACGACGCGTGTGTCCCGCGATCTCGAACGTGTCACCGGCCAACACCGCACCGGACGCATCCACACCCGAGACGGACAACGTGACCGCACCCTTCGCGGTGGCCGCGGCGACACCCGCCACATCCGCCATCTGCGTGGTCGTGAACTTCGGCGTGTTCTGGTTGGCCCACCACTCGATGCCGGCCAAGCGGCCGATCATCGCGTCCACACGCGCCGAATCCACACCGGCACCCTGATTGGTCGGGTTGCCGAGCATGGAGATGATCTTGCGCTCCATCGCGCCGTCCACCTGGCCATACACATTGCCGTCGAACGGGACGCCGCGATTGAACATGCTCTCACGCACGGCCGCCAGATCGTCAAACACGAGGCCAACAGCTGCCGGAATCGTGTAGTACGGCACCTGCTTGATGAAGCCCTGGCAGAACGTGTCCAGCTTGAGCGCGAGCGCGTACGCCGCGCGATCGAGCGAGAGGTTGATCAGCTTGTCGCTGTCCGACGTGGCGAGTTCCTTGTCGGTCAGACCGAACTTGACTTCATCCCACTCGGTGAGTTTTACCGACGTCGTGCCGGTCTCGATCGCCTGCTTGGTGCTGGGCGCGGACTGGGCGACGAAGGTGGGCGGCTTGCGAATCTTGATCAGATCGCCTTTGCGCGCCGTGTCGGAATCGTAGTCGCGATACACGCGCGCTGACATGCCAAGCTTCGACTTCAGGGCAAGCAGGGCTTCGTTCGCGAACGTGTCAACGTTGAAGTTCCCAAGATTGTTGGGCATACCGTGTGTTCTCCAAGCCGCAGGAAGAAAGTCGGTGCGCCCAGTCCGCAAACGCGAAACGCGAGACGCACATCTGGCCGCCCGTCGAGCGCGATGCTCAATCGGGAGGTGTCGATGCACGTCTCGCGTGCCGTTCAATGCTCGTCTCGCGAGCGACTCACAGTGCAGTCGATCATCGATCAACCGCTCGCCCTCAGTATGTCACACCCTTGGGAGCCTCGCAAGGCCCCGACTACGGCTATTCGTCGTCCACCACCGTGACGTACTGGTCGATCGTCTTGCCGACTTTCTTCGCTTCTTCCTTGAGGCGCTGATAGTTCTCACTGTTCGAGTACTCGGCGCGCGTCACGCGCACTTTGCCCGGCGCCGGCGCACCGCGGCCGCTGCCCTGCGCACCGGCGCCGCTCGCGCCAGACCCGGGGAACAGGGCCTTGTACTCATCATTCTCCCGCATTTCGAGCAGCAACTCTTCGACCGTCATTTCGGCGCCGGTGCGCTTGGAGAATCGCGGATTGCCATTCTTGTCCACGACGCGCACGATGTCTTCGCCCTTCTCGTCGACGTCGGCCTTCACCTGTTTCATCAGGAACTCTTCAACGAGCGGCTTGCTGTTGACCGGCACCTTGTCAAACGCATCGCGAATCGCGGTGCGCTTGACCAGGCGTTCGGCGCGCTCGGTCTTTTCGAGCACCAGCTGATCGCGTTTGCTCAGCTCCTTTTCGTGCTGTTGCTTGAGACCATTGACGATGGCTTCGCGTTCGGGATCCTTGCCCCCATTCGCGCGGCGCTGTTCAGCCTCCGTTTTGAGCGTCTGAAACTCGTCGGGGTCCACACCGTCGTATGCCTTCATTTTTTCCTTCAGGATCTTGAGCTCAGACGCGTTGCGATTGTGCGCACTCTTCAGCCCAGCCACGGATGGTAAATCCTCGACCTCGATTTCTTTCGAGAGATAGAACTTGCCTTCGCGCTCCTCATACGCCTCGCGAAAGGGTTCCGCGACCTGATCCAACGAATCAACGACCGGTGCAACTTTGACGGGCATACAGGACTCCGTTCCGGGTGGGTGCAATCACTGCGGGCAAGCCCCAAGATGTCACGCGCTTGTGAGGCTCGCAAGAGATATGCTACACGTCGTCCGGTTCGTCGTCCGTGTGCCCGTCATCATCCGGCTCGTACCAGACGCCATTCTCGTCTTGC